CGTTGGCAATTTACCAAAATTAAAGGCCGAACAATACATGCGTGATATTATGGTCAAGTATAAAAATAAACTTGTCTATGATGCCAATACAGGTGAAGTACGTGATGACCGCAAGTTTATGTCCATGATGGAAGACTTCTGGTTACCACGTAGAGAAGGCGGCAAAGGCACAGAGATTACCACACTACCAGGTGGACAGAACCTAGGTGAGCTGGAAGACGTTAAATACTTTCAGAAGAAACTATATGGTGCCTTGTGTGTTCCAATCTCCAGGTTAGAACCTAACCAAGGATTCTCACTTGGTCGTTCATCAGAGATTACTAGAGATGAATTGAAATTCTCTAAATTTGTGGATAGATTAAGAAGTAAATTTTCCGAAGTATTCAATCAAGCCTTACGTGTACAGTGTGTACTAAAAGGCATTTGTACAGATGAAGAATGGGAATTGTTTAAAGAAGATATTCATTATGACTTCATTAAAGATAATAATTTCTCCGAATTAAAAGAAGCGGAATTAATGTCACAAAGATTAACGTTGTTACAATCGGTTGATCCATATACTGGTCGTTATTTCTCACAAAAATGGATTCAACAAAATGTGTTGCGTCTAACAGATGATGAGATTGCAGACATGGATAAAGAAATTGAAACAGAAAAAGAAATGGGTCTTGGATTGCCTGTTGGTGTAACAAATGATGTTGCACAACAACAGATGTTAGGACAAGTTCAAACCGACCAAATGGTACAACAGGCACAATTGATGCCTGATCCTGCACCAGCTGGTGGTTCCAGTTCTGGTGGTGGTAGTTCATCATCAAGTAGTAAATCAAAAAGTTCCAGTGGTTCGAAATCAGTTAAAGGTGACCTCAGCTTAGAAGAAGTTGAAACAACATTTACCAGATTGAAACGCATTTTATAATTAGGAGATAACAATGGATAAAGCAAGAGAAATAGTAGACTACGCAGAAACAGATAACGCAATCGAAATGCGTAATGCATTATATTCTGCACTACACGATAGAGTTAGAGCTCATATCGAAACACATAAGGTAGAAGTTGCAAAGCAGTTAATGAATCCAGATGATGCAACGACCGAAGATGAAGTTGTACACACAGGTGAACCTGTTACAACTGAAACTGAATAATTTTGACACTGGTATAAATATTATTCAAACATAACAGGAATTATAAATGGCAAATTCATTTTCATATCAAGTCATTAAAGACACAACAGAACATGCAGTTATTAAACTAACTGCTTCTTTTGATGGTACAGGTCAAGAATCAAACACTATACGTATTCAAGCAAATACTTTATATGGTGCAATGGACACTTCCAAAGGTAATTTACTTTCAAGTGCAGCTAATACTGGCGCATTAGGTTTCTACGGTTTGTCTATATATCGTTTGTGGTATGATTGTGCTGCTGGCGGTGATGTAACATTATCTTGGAATGCATCCACGCCTTTGCCTATATTTGTTATGAACGGTAACGGAGAATATGATTCGGCCGGTAACTGGGTAACAATACCAAACAATGCAAAAGGAACTTCAGGTTGCAAAGGTGATATTGCTGTGTCCACCAGAGGTATGGCAGCAAATGATAGTTACACAATGATTTTAGAATTACGTAAAGACAATGAACACTATCAACGTGGCCAATTAAGTGATCCTGCCGCATTTAATTATGGTGGTTATTCACTTAGACCTTAAGGATTAAAATGAAACTCATTAGAGAACTTACCGAATCGGTACAATACTTAACGGAAGAAAAAGATGGAAAGAAAACTCTTTTCATTGAAGGTCCGTTTCTAGTTGCAGAATCAGTTAACAAAAATAAACGCATGTACAGAGAAGAAACAATGCGTAATGAAGTTAACCGTTACAGCGAAGAATACATTAATAAAAATCGTGCCTTTGGTGAACTGGGACATCCAGACACCCCATCCATTAATCTTGACCGTGTGTCTCACTTAATTGTGGGTCTACGTCAAGAGGGAAATGCTTGGATAGGCAAAGCAAAAATTCTTGAAACCCCTATGGGTAACATTGCAAGAAACCTTATTGAAGGCGGCGCACAACTTGGTGTGTCATCTAGAGGTATGGGTTCTCTTAAAATGGAAAACGGCATCAATGTCGTTCAAGGAGACTTTCATCTGGCCACAGCGGCAGATATTGTAGCAGATCCTTCTGCACCTGGTGCTTTTGTACAGGGAATTATGGAAGGTAAGGAATGGATGTTGGTTAACGGTATATGGACCGAAGAACAACACGAAGTTGCAAAGCAAGAAATTAAGCAAGCATCTAGCAAAGAGATTGAAGCCGTAAGCTTAAAAATCTTTGAAAACTTCCTTAAAAAACTTTAAATATAAATATCCAATATAAATCAAGGAGATTCTCAAAATGGGAAAATTTAATCTGACAGACGCCGCTAAATCAATTCTTACAGAAGGCGCAAAAGAAAACTTTGAAGCTTCTGTAGCTCGTGGCCACAAAGAAGGTTCATCTAAACTACCTACGTCTGTTGCTTATGGCACAAAAGATGTTGGTGAAGTTGCTGGTGAAATCAAAAAACAAGATGATGAAACTGGTGACTACACAAAAGGTACACCAACAGCAACACCACCAGGCGCAACACCACCAGTTGGTTCAATGCCTGCACAGAAGTTGACTGGTCCTGCTGACTCACAAGGTTCTGAACACAAAGCTGTTCAAGCTGCAGCAACCGATTACAACGCAATCCGTGACCGTATCAAAGCTAAACTTGCACCACAAATGATGCAAGCAAATCCAGGTGCAACATTCCAGTCTTATGCTGAAGAAAAAGTAGAAGCAGAAGAAGTTGTTGCAGAAGAAAAAGAAGGTCATGAAGATGCAGCAGAAGACAAAAAAATGATTAAGTCTATGATGAAGAAACAAAAAATGAAAGAACAAATGGACCAAGACGTAGGTGCATTGCTTTCAGGTGAAGACCTTTCAGAAGAATTCAAAACAAAAGCAACCACAATTTTTGAATCTGCCGTTATTGCTCGTTCACAATCCATTATGGAAGAAGTTGAAGAAGCATTGTACGAAGAATTCGAAGTGGCTGTTGAATCAGTTAAAGAAGATTTGGCTAAAAAGTTGGATGATTACATCAACTATATGGCCGAAGAATGGTTCAAAGAAAACCAATTGGCAATCGAAAAAGGTCTACGTTCTGAAATCGTTGAAGATTTCATTCGTGGTCTAAAAGGTCTATTCGAAGAACATTACATCGACATTCCAGATGAAAAAGTGGATGTTGTGGAAGAATTGACCACAAAGGTTGAAGAATTAGAAACTTCAGTCAACGAAGAAATTTCACGTAACGTTGAAATGAAGAAACAAATTAACGAACACAAAAAGACAGAGGCTATACATGCAGTATGTGAAGGCCTGACGCAGACACAAGTAGAGAAACTAAAATCACTCGCAGAGAGTGTTGAGTTTACTACTGAAGAAGAATTTGGTCGCAAACTAGAAACATTGGTAGATTCATACTTCCAACAAACAGTTAAAGCACCAGTTAGTTCTGCTCTACATGAAGCTGTAGAAGTTGAAGATGAGAAGAAGCCAATGGCATCTACTGATCCTGCAATCGCTCAGTACGCACAAACAATCTCTAAATCATTGGTTAAATAAATAAACTTTACCAATAAAAGATACTAATAAGGAGAACATTAATGTATCTAACCGAAGAATTACAAAAAAAATGGGCACCAGTCCTTGAACACGAAGGTCTAGAGTCTATCAAAGATCCGTACAGAAAAGCTGTTACAGCACTTGTATTGGAAAACCAACAACGTGAAATGGCTACAGCATCACAACAGTTGAATGAAACTGCTGTGTCTTCTGCACCAACAAACGTTACAGGTTCTGGCATTTCTAACTACGACCCAATCTTAATCAGTTTGGTTCGCCGTGCATTGCCTAACTTGATTGCTTATGATGTTGCAGGCGTTCAGCCAATGACTGGACCTACTGGTCTAATCTTTGCAATGCGTGCTCGTTACGACACACAATCTGGTTCACCAAGCAACACAAACGAAGCGTTCTTCAACGAAGCAAACACAGAGTTCTCTGGTGCATTGTCTACTTCTAATCCATACGGATTCCGTGGTAACAACGCAACAGATATCCGTACAAACCCTGTTGCAGATTTGACTGCTAACCACTACACAACTGGTATTGCATTTTCAACAGCAACTGCTGAAGCACTAGGTGCCGACACAGATAGTCCTTTCAAACAAATGGCATTCTCAATTGAGAAAGTTACTGTTACTGCACAAAGCCGTGCATTGAAAGCTGAATACTCACTAGAACTTGCACAAGACTTGAAAGCAATCCATGGTTTGGATGCTGAAACAGAATTGAGCAACATTCTTTCTACTGAGATTCTTGCTGAAATCAACCGTGAAGTTATCCGTACTATCTACACATGTGCTGTTGCAGGCGCTCAGTATGGTACTACAACTGCTGGTTCTTTCGACTTGGACACAGACTCTAACGGTCGTTGGTCTGTTGAACGTTTCAAAGGTTTGATTTTCCAAATCGAACGTGATGCTAACGTTATTGCAAAACAAACTCGTAGAGGTAAAGGCAACGTGATGATTGTATCATCTGATGTTGCTTCTGCTATGGCTATGGCTGGCGTGTTGCAATATACACCTAACCTAAACGCTGACCTACAAGTTGATGACACAGGCAATACATTTGCTGGTATGTTACACGGTCGTATCAAGGTCTATATTGACCCATACTTCGGTGGTTACACATCTAACCAAGAATTGGTGACAATCGGTTATAAGGGTACTTCTCCTTATGACGCTGGTATCTTCTATTGCCCATACGTACCGTTGCAAATGGTTCGTGCAATTGACCAGTACACATTCCAACCAAAGATTGGTTTCAAAACACGTTACGGCATGGTTGCAAACCCATTCGCAACTGGTTTGACAAGTGGCAATGGCGCATTGAACGCACGTTCAAACGTTTACTACCGTATCTTCCAAGTTAAAAACTTGATGTAAGACCAGAGTCACCGCAGAGTGACACTTTAAAGACCACCTTCGGGTGGTCTTTTTTTTGGCTCCTAAATACTGATAGAGGAGATAAAATGACAGCAATAAACAGAAGTCCTGAGAACACAAACCTATTACAGTCAACGAAGTTTTTATTAACGTTTGATAGAATTAGAACCACACAATATTTCTGTCAAACTGTTAACCTTCCTGGTGTAACTTTAGGTGAAGTAAGCCGAGCAACACCATTCTTGGACATGTATTCACCTGGTACCAAGTTAACATATGATCCATTGGTTGTAGAATTCATATTAGATGAAGAACTACAAGGATGGAAAAACATGTACGATTGGTTTTTGTCAATGGCTGATCCAGATGGATTTGAGAAACGTGATGGCAGTAGAGAACTACAAACCAATAAACACTTCTCAGATGCCACATTAAGTATACTAAGTGGACTAAACAATCCTTTGGTTAGAATACACTACACCAACTTATTTCCTTTGAGTATTAGTGATATTAGATTTGACACCACACAATCTGCGGATACAATATTGACCGCAACGGCAACATTTAGATATCAATCGTATACCTACTTGACAGTGTAATCATTTTGTGTTATAATGTTTTTATTGCATTTTAATATATTCTTTAAATAAAGTCATATGAAATTATATACTTGTACCGATTGTAAAATACCAAAATTGGCTACAACCGAAAACTTTTATGATAATCAAATTAAAAAGACAATTAAAAATAAAGAAATAACTTCAATAGGTAAATGTATTTCTTGTGCCAAAACATATCAATTAAATTACACCAAACAATTAAAAGAAAAAAGATTATCTATTAGAAGTAGAAAATCAATTGATATAAAAAATACAGGAACTTTATATGTTATGGGGCCAAAAAATAACACAAACCTTCCATATAAAATTGGTATTACAGTTGGTAAAGATGTTTCCAATAGATTAAGAGCAATGCAAACATCACATTGGATGGAAATTGAAGTTTATTATAAATCACCATTGTTGAAAGATGTAAATAAAGTTGAAAAACATTTACACAAAAAATATGCCGATAAAAAAGTAAAAGGTGAATGGTTTAATATAAACCAAGAAGATATAAAAAATATTATAATAGAATGTGAAAATTTTAATTAATTTATAAGTTGAGATATTATGGAAACACTTGAACAAATATTAAAAATGTGGGAAAGCGATGCGGTTATAGACCAAACCGAGCCGTCTAAAGAATTATTAAACATTCCCAAATATCACAGCAAGTATCTTGGTATTTTAACCAAGCATAAGATTGCGTCCAAAAAAGCCCACTTTGATTATCTACGTATGCGTAAGGTCAAATGGGAATACTTTACTGGCAAAATGTCCGAAGAAGAATTGGAACAATATGGTTGGGATCCATTTCAATTTGCACTCAAATCGGATATCAACACCTACCTAGAAGCAGATAAAGACCTCATCAAGTTACTTGAAAAGAAAGTATACCATGAAGAAGTCACATCCGTGGTTGAATCAATTATGGCCGAACTTAAACAAAGAACATGGCAGTTAAGAGATTTTATATCTTGGGAGAAATTCATTGGCGGTCAATGAACACATCACAATAACCAAAGTAAACGAAGTTTACGGCAAAGTGGAATGCGAACGCCACGTTGCACGGGAACTATCAGAGTACTTCACGTTCTTTGTACCTGGTTATCAGTTCGTTCCAGCCTATCGGAATCGCATTTGGGATGGTAAGATTCGTCTATTCAATCTACAGACCAGTCAATTATATCTTGGACTAGTTACATATCTTACAGAATTTTGTGATGAACGTGAATATGCCTACTCACATGACCTAATTGAAGATGAATATTCTGTGTATCATGCACATAAATTCTTTGATACTTTGAATCTACATTCACAAGGCAAACCAATTGGTGTCAGAGAACACCAAGAACATGCGTTCATTGAAGCAATACAAAAACGTAGAACCTTGTTGTTGTCACCAACCGCATCAGGCAAGTCACTAATCATCTATTTGATTTGTCGCCAGTTGTTAGATTATCAAAATCTAAAAGGTCTTATTATTGTGCCAACCACCTCATTGGTTGAACAGTTGTATGGAGATTTTGGAGATTATGCAAGTGAATCTGGTTTTAAAAACTACATGCACGTACACAGAATCTACCAAGGTAAAGAAAAAACAACAGACAAAGCAATAACAATCTCCACATGGCAATCACTTTACAAGATGCCGCCAGAATACTTTCATCAATTTGATTACGTCATTGGTGACGAAGCCCATCTATTCAAAGCACAGTCTTTGACTTCCATATTAACATCATGTGTCAATGCCAAGTACCGTATTGGTCTTACTGGAACTTTGGATGGAACAAAGACACATAAGTTGGTACTAGAAGGTTTGTTTGGACCAACTAAAAAAGTTGTAACAACCAAAGAGTTGATTGACAAGAAACAACTGTCATTTTTCAACATCAAGTGTTTGGTACTAAAACACTCTGAGGAGATTTGTCAACAAATGAAAGACAAGTCTTATCCAGATGAACTGAAGTACTTAATAGAATCTGAAAACCGCAATCGTTTCATCCGTAATTTGGCAGTAAGTTTAACCAAAAATACATTGGTATTGTTTCAAATGAAGAAACACGGTAAAATACTGTACGAAATGATTAAAGAAAAGGCCGTTGGTCGTAAGGTATTCTTTGTTGATGGTGACGTTGAAACAGAAGTCAGAGAAGAAATACGTAGAATTATGGAATTAGAAAATGATGCAATTTTTGTGGCATCATTTGGTACAACAAGTACTGGTACAAACATTAGAAATCTGCACAACATTATATTCACATCACCATCTAAGTCTAGGGTTAGGAATCTACAGTCTATTGGCCGTGGTTTAAGACAGTCTGATGGCAAAGAGATTGCAACTCTTTATGATATTGCAGACGACCTTAGAATCAAAAAACATACAAACTTTACTCTGCAACACTTCGTAGAAAGAGTGAAGATATATAATGAAGAACAGTTCTCTTTTAAAATTTACAATATAGGACTAAAAAATGGCAGTTAAAATTTTACGATTTAAAGACGGTCTAGATGTAATCTGTGACTGCATTTTTGAGAAAAATAACAAATTGGTGATTGACAATCCCATGTTGTTTGAACTCAGAGGAACAAACCTTATGTTACAACACTGGTTACCGGTGTTCGTAATGAAAGGTGAGTCTGTTGAGGTTGGCATAGATAACATACTATGCACAATGGATCCAACCGATGATTTTGAAGAATATTATTCATCAGCTATCACCAAGTTGAAAGACTCTGAGAGGAAAGAAAGAGAAGTGGAACTCAACGATGAGGTACTAGCTGCTTTCGAAGAAAAGGAAATTGGTAAATCCTTAATACATTAACATCATAGGGGAACACCGAGGACTATATCACATGTCAAGCCCCTTGTCAACAACTTTTTATGGTACATTTGAATGAGTAAACAACTTCCCAGAGAATATTATACCTGCCATTATACTGGCCAGACCTTGCACTACACAGAATTCGTTCTTGCTGGTTCAGGTTGGTTGGCTGTAGATGGTACCAAAAGACATCCAATCTCAAGGTCTGGTAAAACAATCAACCAATCTTTGGTAAATGGATTGAGACTTTCAGTTAATGGTAAACTGACAGGCATTTCACACCCTAATCATCCAAACCATCTGGTATACAAACAAATTGTTAATGATGTTAGGCAAGAAAACAATTACAAGGGAACTTGGTTACGAGTTGATTTGTCGAAACAAGCCTACATTAGAACATATGAAGCATTGAACATTCAAATGCCTAATTTAGGTAATCTCAATCTCAAAGGCAATAGAAAGAGTAACAATTCAGATGCTTGTTTAGATTACTTAGATATACCAAATGATAGAAATCATCGTGAAGTCAAAATAGGTAAATATTTTGTTGACGGTTTGAAAGACAACTTTGTGGTAGAATTTTTTGGAGATTACTTTCATGCCAATCCTGAGTTTTATGTTAGTGACCAAAAATTACTTGGCGGAACAGCCGAATCTAAATGGCAAAAGGATGCTGCACGTTTAAAATGCATACAAGAAAATGGTTATCATATCGTAAAGGTATGGGAAAATGATTGGAACAAATTTAAACAAAAGAATACAGACAAGTTAAAGGTTGAATTCAATGACAAACAATTTTTTATAAACAATTTAAAGGAACTAAGTGATATATTATGAGTAAACAAAAACATTATATAAACAATGCAGACTTCTTAAAGGCACTTGTCGATTACAAGACCAGATGCGTAGAGGCCGAGGCCGCAGGTAAACCAAATCCAAACATTCCAAATTACATTGGTGAATGCTGGATGAAAATTGCCGAAGGTCTGTCACATAAACCAAACTTCATTAACTACACGTACCGAGATGAAATGGTTTCGGATGGTATTGAGAATTGTTTAATGTACTTTGCAAACTTTGATCCAACAAAGTCTTCCAATCCATTTGCATACTTCACTCAAATCATTTACTTTGCCTTTCTAAGACGCATACAGAAAGAAAAGAAACAGTTGTATGTGAAGTATAAAGCCACAGAGATGTATGGTATTCTGGATGAGTTTGAAATGTTGGAAGGTGAAGATGGTAGTACCAAACAATTTGAACTATATGACAACATTGCCGAGTTTATCGGAACATATGAGGATGCCAGAAAAGCAAAGAAAGCCGAAAAAGATGCGGCAAAGAAACCAAAAGGGCTTGAAAAATTTATTGAGGAGTGATATAATGAAGATTGGTTTTAATTGTAGTACGTTGGATTTATTTCATGCGGGACATGTCACAATGTTAAAAATTGAAAAACAACATTGTGACCATTTGATTGTTGCAGTGCAATCCGATCCAACTATTGATAGGCCAGATAGTAAAAACAAACCAGTACAGTCTTTGTATGAAAGGTTTGTTCAAGTGTCTGGATGCAAATATGTTGATGAAGTATTGGTGTATGAAACGGAAGAAGATTTGGAAAACATTTTCAAAACACAAACTATTCATATACGATTTTTAGGTGATGAATACAAATCAAAACCTTTTACCGCAAAACAGTATTGTCTTGATAACGGTATAGAATTGTTTTTCCATGATAGACAACATCCATACAGTAGTTCTAAATTGAGACAAAGAGTATATAATGCTGAGGTTGAAAGATTGAAAAAATTAAACGTGGAATATGATGAATGTCAAAAGTAGCAATAATTACAGACCAACATTTTGGTGCCAGAAATGACTCAACACTTTTTTTAGACTTCTATGAGAAGTTTTATAAGGACACGTTCTTTCCCACCTTGATAAAAGAAAAGATTGATACTGTACTTATTCTTGGCGATACATTTGACCGTAGAAAGTATATCAATTTCTTTTCACTGAAACGTGCAAAGCAAATGTTCTTTGACCCATTGTTTGAAATGGGTATTCAAGTTCACATGTTGGCTGGTAATCATGATACTTATTTTAAGAACACCAACGATGTTAACTCAGCAGATTTATTGTTAGGTGAATATGGTATCACCTTAAATGTTATTGACCATCCAACCGAAATATATGTTGGACCACATAAGATTTGTATGATGCCTTGGATATGTCCAGAGAATTATGAAGATTCTTTAAAGACATTAAAAGACACCGATGCAAAGTTTTGTATGGGTCATTTTGAAATTGCTGGTTTTGCCATGTATCGTGGTATGCCATCTGAAGGAGGGTTAGACAGAAATGTTTTTAGCAAGTTTAATTACACTTTTAGTGGTCATTACCATCACAAATCTTCTAGTGATGATATCTACTATTTGGGAAATCCGTACGAACTTACTTGGCAAGATTATAATGACAGTCGGGGTTTTCACTTGTTTGATTTGGATACTCACCAACTTGAATTCATAGAAAATCCAAACAAGATGTTTCATCGCATCATTTATGATGATAAAGAACAATCAATCAAAGAAATTGACGGCAAAGATTTAAAACCATATACGAATACCTATGTCAAAGTGGTTGTAATCAATAAAAATAATCCATATTTGTTTGACAAATTCATGAATAACCTGTATAATGTAAACCCAGCAGACATTACAATTGCTGAAGATATTACAGAATTGGAAGATGGTGATGAAGTAATTGATGAAGCTGAAGATACAATCACTATATTAAACAAGTATGTTGATGGCATTACGGAAGAAAGTATTGACAACGACAGGTTAAAAACATTATTGAAAGAACTCTACGTAGAGGCACTGAATACTGAACAAGCATGATTTTATTTCAAAAAATTAAGTGGAAGAATTTTCTTTCCACTGGAGCCCATTTTACTGAGATTGATTTTACCAAGTCTAACAATACATTAATTATTGGCCACAATGGTGCAGGTAAATCCACAATACTTGATGCATTATGTTTTGGTTTATTTGGTAAACCTTTTCGTAAAATTAATAAACCACAGTTACTAAATTCTGTCAACGGCAAAGAGGCTGTTGTTGAAGTGCATTTCAATATTGGCCAAAAGAAATATAAGATTATTCGTGGTATTAAACCGAATGTATTTGAGATATACCTGAACGATGTATTGCTGAACCAAGATGCAGCTGCAAAAGACTATCAAGAGATACTAGAGAATAATATTCTCAAATTAAATTACAAGTCTTTTACGCAGGTTGTCATTCTTGGTTCAGCATCCTTTGTTCCGTTCATGCAATTGTCGGCATCAGACCGCAGAGCAATCATTGAGGACCTATTAGACATTCAAATCTTTTCCTCAATGAACAATGTGATTAAAGAAAAGAATTCTGCCATCAAAGAAGAATTAAATAAATCAAAGTATGCCATCTCTCTTACGGAAGAAAAGATAACCTTACAGAAACAAAACATTGAGGAACATAAAAAAAACCACGATGCGGATATCAAACGCAAGATTGAAGAAATTGAAAAATCAAAAATACAAATGAGTACATTACAGAATGACGTTGTATTGATTAACAAACACATTGCGGTATTACAAAATAAAGTTGGTGATAAGAAAGATAAATTGGATAAAAAATCCAAAAGTTTATTTCAAATCAAAGGTAAAGTACAAACTAATATTGGCCGAAATCAAAAGGAGATTGACTTCTATGAAAACAACCACGATTGTCCGACTTGTAAACAATCCATCACACCCGAATGGAAAGATTCACAAGTACAAGAAAAGTCAGAGAAAATACTTACACAAAAAACTGGATTGTTTGAGATTGAACAGGAGTTAAACAAGGTAACTACTGAAATGAAATCTATTACAGATATCATTACACACATTAGTGAACATAGTGGTGAAATTATTAAACACACTTCTACTATATCGGCAATAAGCAATTACATATCTAAGTTGAATAATGAGATTGATGAGTTGACTAATAAACAAACTGGTACAGAGGGTGGTGACCAAAAATTAATCGAATTAAATGTTGCATTAAATGATTATAAAAAAGGTTATGAATCTTGTTTGATAGAAAAACATTACCATGAATTTGCAGGTACTTTGTTGAAAGATGGTGGCATTAAGACACGGATCATCAAACAATACTTACCAATTATGAACAAGTTAATTAACAAGTACCTGAAAGCCATGGACTTTTTTGTTAACTTTAACATCAATGAAAACTTTGAAGAAACAATTAAGAGTAGACACCGTGATGATTTCTCTTATGCTAATTTTTCAGAAGGTGAAAAGATGCGTATTGATTTGGCATTATTATTTACTTGGCGACAAATTGCCAAACTAAAGAATAGTACCAATACAAATTTGTTGATACTTGATGAAGTGTTTGATTCCAGCCTCGACACCGTAGGCACTGAAGAATTTCTAAAGTTGATACATGAAATGGGTGCAGATACAAACGTATTTGTTATCTCACATAAAGGCGACCAACTGTTCGATAAGTTCCGTTCGGTCATTAAATTTGAAAAGAAAAATAATTTTTCAAGGATTGCAAAATGAGTACAGAAGATATTGTCTTATACGACACAGTAGAAGCGGTTAAGATTAAACCAACAGCAACACAAGTTGAAACATTTGATTTGGTACCACCAGACCATCCAGCTCTGTACAAAGTTTTACCAGAGTTTGATTTTGAAAATGCACCAATCAATGCAAATAGTTTTGCATCAACATTGGTAGAAACTTGCAAGAAACAAAATGGTATTGGTTTATCTGCCAACCAATGTGGTTTCGAATACCGTGTTTTTGTTATGGGTGCCGGCGAAGAATATGTGGCATACTTTAATCCGAAAATACTTTCCTCAAGTGGAGAAAAACACATGGAAGAAGGATGCCTTTCATTCCCTTTCCTAAATTTACACATCACTAGACCAGAAACCGTGGAAGTGGAGTACCAGGATTACAATGGTGAAAAACGTACCAAAACTTTTAATGGTATATCTGCAAGATGTTTTCTCCATGAGCTTGACCACATGAACGGAATAGTGTATACTAGCCGTGTAAAACCACTTGCGTTACAGTATGGTTTAAAAAGACTAGAAAAAATTAGACGCAAGTATTTTAATCCTAAGAAAATGAATCAACTCGCACAAAGAACTTAATGGCCACACCTATAGATTATGTTGATGCTCAGTGGGAAAAATGGCAGGTACTAAATGAACCTGAACGTTTTGAACACATTGATACCGAGCAGCTGAAAGAAATATTGATTAAGGACCTTACGTATGCCTCACAGATGGATGTACGTGAGTATACCTTATATCAAAAATGGTTAGAAGTACATGAGAAGTATCCTACCAGAAACATCGGCACCTTGTTTGGTGAAGATATACAATTGATAGATGTTACACAAAAGAAACTGGTTGAAAAGGTTAAGAAAAACTTTTGGATGCCAGAAGGTCCAGATGATTATGAAAAATTAAAACCAAGACTAGTACTATCAAATGGACCTTTGGCAGAAACTTGGAATACAGTACGTACATTTTCTTCTACAATGAAGAACAACTCTAACATTGGTCGTAATCTTTATTACACCGTGGTTGATGAAAACACCGATAAGTATCTTGGTGTTATGTGTATATCATCCGACTTCTTGGACTTGACTCCAAGAGACACCGCAATCGGTTGGCCTAGAGATGTTAAGACTCAACAAGGTATGATTAATCACACTGCCATTGGTTCTACAATTGTTCCGTTACAACCACTTGGTTTCAATTACATGGGTGGTAAGTTGTTGGCACTATTGTGTCTTGCTGATACAGTACAAAAAGATTGGAAAAGACAATATGATGATGTTCTCGTTGGCGTCACTACTACTTCTCTCTATGGCAATACTAAGTCTGGTGGTTTATCTCAGTACGATGGTCTGGATCACTGGAACAAAATGGGTTTCTCCAGTGGGTCGGTTGCCTTTGAACCATCCAGAAAAACTAGAGCGTTGATTTATAACTGGGTAAAAGAAAACTATACACGAAAATATTTTGAATGGTGGGAAGCCAAGAATCTAAAAGGTCTTCCTTTGAAACGTGACCATAAAAATCGTACACTAAATTTTGCGTATGGTAAGTTAGGTATTCCAAAAGAACTTATCCGTACCGAACATCAGAGGGGAATTTACTTCTCTCCTCTATACAACAACACCAATGAATATCTTAGGAAAGAAATTGGTGATGAACAACTGGTCAAATCATTTGATACCAGTGAAGAAGCCTTGGTGCAAATTTGGAAAACCAAATATGCCAAAGGTCGTATATCAATGTTGAAGAAAAAGAATAATGTATCTTATGAATCATTGTTCTATGATGACTTGATATACTTGTCTTGGGAAGAAACCAAGACCAAATATTTGCCACAAGTTGGCAGATAAAAAAGTATACCGCAAATATACTTGACACACACACTAAGTAGTAGTATAATGTAAATTCTTGCACACGCAAGTACTTTGTTTAACTTTGTCATTAGGAGATTTATCTTGACTAAACTATCCGCAAAAACCCGCATCCTCAACTTTTTGAGCAAGACTGAGGGTTATAACACTCTCTCCACAGCACAGGCTCGTGCTCGTTTCGGAATCCAAAACGTTTCCGCACGTATTGATGAATTGCGCCAAGAAGGCCATGTCATCTACACTAACACCAAATCCCGTGGTGATGGTAGTAAGGTTGCTGTTTACCGCATGGGCAAACCAACCAAGTCTATGGTTCGTACCGCTATCAATGCAGGTTACAGCTTCAACGCCTAATTAGGTGAATATGGGGAGACCACTTGATGTGGTACTCCCTTTTTTTTTATTTTTGGAGAGTAAATGGAAATTTCAATTAAAAAAGAAGAATTAGCAAAGAAAAGTATTTTCGTTGCGACACCAATGTACGGCGGAATGAATCATGGACTCTATGCCAAAGCATGTCTCGATTTACAAGCCATCTGTATGCAGTATGGTGTGCAAGTGAAATTTTCATTTCTTTTCAATGAGTCTTTAATTACCCGTGCTAGAAATTATCTTGTTGATGAATTCCTGCATCGTTCTGATTGTACGCACATGTTGTTTATTGATGCTGACGTACACTTTAATCCACAAGATGTTATTGCTTTATTGGCACTAGATAAAGATGTTATTGGTGGTCCTTATCCTAAGAAGGCCATCAAATGGTCATCTGTTAAGAAAGCTTTGACTAAAAATCCAGCCATGGAAGCAAGTGACTTAGAAAAAGTTACTGGCGATTATGTTTTTAATCCCGTAAAAGGCACAGACAAATTTAGTGTTTCCGATCCATTAGAAGTTTTGGAAATTGGTACCGGTTTTATGATGGTTAAACGTGAAGTGTTTCCTAAATTTGCAGAAGCATTTCCACATTTGCGTTATAAACCAGACCATGTTGGCCAAGCCAACTTTGACGGTTCACGATACATCCATGCTTACTTTGATACATTGATTGATACTATAGATTCTCCAACTGGTGGTGGTTCAGACCGTTACTTGTCAGAAGACTACATGTTCTGTCAACTGTGGCGTAAAATTGGTGGTTCTATTTGGTTGTGTCCTTGGATGCGAGCAGACCACATTGGTACGTACCACTTTAAAGGTGATATGCCAGCTGTTGCGAATTACGTTGGAGAAATGTAATGCTTGTTGGGTTACTTGGATTCATTGGTTCAGGTAAAGGTACTGCTGGCGACATACTTAAAGACCTTGGTTTTACTCCTGTGAGTTTTGCCAAAGGTGTTAAAGATGTTGCCGCAGAAATGTTTGGTTGGCCTCGGCATTTGTTAGAGGGTGATACCGAACAGTCTAGACAATGGCGTGAACAACCGGATAAATTTTGGACAACCGAATTTGGCCGTGAATTTACACCAAGACTTGCATTACAGTTAATGGGTACAGAAGTTGGTCGTGATGTATTTCACCAAGACTTTTGGGTAATTAAACTCAAAAACTATATGCAGAAAAATCCAGACCAAAACTATGTAATAACTGATGTACGTTTTCAAAATGAAATTGATTTCGTACATAAACAAAATGGTATCTTAATTGAGATACAACGTGGTGTTACACCACATTGGTATGAAATTGCTTCCAAAGCAAATCGTGGTGACTGGAAAGCGGAAGACTTTATGTTGAAACAATCTGGTGTACATGAATCTGAGTGGCGTTGGATTGGTGGTTACATCGACCATCAAATTGACAATACCAAATCCTTAGAAGATTTGAAAGTTAATATGATTAAATGCTTGACAACCTCTTACGGACCAAGTATAATGAGTGAATTGAAACAAGGAGTATCGTAATGAAATTATCTAATGAGACCTTAACGGTTCTTAAAAACTTTGCCAACATTAATCCTGGCATTGAGTTTAAGACAGGTAAGAAATTGACAACCATTTCCGCAACAAAGACTGTACTGGCCAAGGCCGGAGTTAAAGATGAGTTCCCACAGGACTTCTGTATCTATGATTTGAACCAGTTCCTATCTGTACAATCATTGTACAAAGACGGCGAGATTGATTTTGATGACAAACATGTTATCTTCAAAGTTGGTCGTAAGAAACTAAATTACCGCAAAACTGCAAAGAGTATGATTGTAACTCCGCCAGATAAAGAATTGACGTTGCCTTCTATTGATGTGTCTTTTACATTGAAAGAAGAAGAACTTGCTTCTATTCTAAAGACCGCAAGCATCCTACAATCACCTAACATTGCTATCATGTCTGATGGTGAAAAGATTTCTATCACAACCTGTGATGCAAAAGATAATTCTGCACATACCGACTCAACAGAAATTGCTGATGGTAATGGTAAGAAGTTTAAGGCTTTGTTTTTGACAGAGAACTTTAAAATGATTTCTGGTTCTTATGAGGTACAAATCTCATCTAAAGGTTTGTCATACTTTAAAAATACTAAAGAAGATATGGAATACTGGATTGCTATTGAAGCAAAAGAGTCTGACCTATCGTTTGGAGAATAATATGATTTGGGTTACAGACGCAGCCAACGGCAACAAAGTTTCAATTAATGAAAATTATATCGTAGCGGTATATACTATGAATGACGGTGAACTAAAAGGTAAAACAGGAATCAAACTCACAAACAGTGATATTATTGTTGAAGAAAGTGATTACGATGTTATTGCACTGATTGGATCCAATTAATGACTAAAGTAAATACATTGTTTGGTTCTTTTGACGAAGACCAACTTAAAAAACTCAAAGGTTATATTGATGAAGTGGTACTGCATATGCAGAGAAATCAATCCAATAATGAGGCAATTAAAGACATTGTGGATATTACCAATGATGAATTGAAAATCCCTAAGAAGATTGTCAAACGTATGGCAAAAACACAATTCAAAAATTCATTTCAAACTGAAGTGGCAGAATCAAAAGAGTTTGAAGCTCTATTTGAAAGCATGAATGAGGTGAAATGATGGGTGAAATTAAAACATGGACTGATAAGACTGAATACATTGCTGTATTGAATAAAGAAATTAGTGTATTGAAATCCAGATTCGATCCAAACCAAGAAGGCACTGGTCATTACAATACAGCAATAAATGTTTTACAAAGTCGTGTTGAAGAACTTAAAAAAGATTTAAGTTGGCCTTTCCCACATGCAACAGACTGAAATTCAATTTTTCTTTCCGTTGATGGAGCAAACCAAACTAGATTTGGATTTTACTCCATGTGAACAATGGATTGCAGAATGGCGAAACAAACAATTGGCCAATAGTATTGTTACTAACGGCCAATATTTTTCTCCACTTCTTATTTCTAGTGGTGGTAATGGTTGTTCAATCACATCATCACCAGTAATGAGTTCCTTTGTTATAAAACCTTCTGTGAAAAATGTTGGTAAATGGGAAATCACAGACTCTATGTTTGTTTATAGACCCACTAAACCAAATGCCGTCATCAGATTTATGGCCAAGTATCTTCTTGGCTTTAAATGGCACGATGAAATTTAATTATATTATGGAGTATTTGAATGTCACACATTTTATGGGTCGAGAAATATCGTCCTAAGACCATTGAAGAATGTATTCTTCCTGATGGCATCAAGGCCACATTTCAGGAGTATGTGAACCGCAAAGAGATTCCCAATCTCTTGTTGGCTGGTTCTGCTGGTGTTGGTAAAACCACAATTGCAAAGGCTCTCTGTGAAGAAGTCGGTTGTGATTACATTATGATTAACGGTTCAGATGAATCAGGTATTGATGTTCTACGGAACAAAATCAAGAACTATGCATCATCTATGTCCTTGTCAGGCGGCCGCAAGGTTGTCATCATTGACGAAGCAGACTATCTAAATCCAAATTCAACTCAACCTGCGCTGCGTGGTGCTATCGAGGAGTTCTCATCCAACTGTTCATTCATCTTCACATGTAACTTTAAGAACAGAATCATTGACCCGATTCATTCACGTTGTACCGTTATTGACTTTAAAATCAATGGTAGTAAACAGAAGATGGCTGCAGGATTCTTTAAACGTGTTGAATGGATTTTAGAACAAGAAGGTGTTACATACGATAAGCAAGTGGTCGCTGCCGTTATCACCAAACATTTCCCTGATAACCGCCGTGTTTTGAACGAACTACAACGTTATAGTGTTAGTGGTACAATCGACAAAGGCATCTTGGCCTCGGTTTCTGATGTACAGATGAGTGAACTGGTGTCTTCTATTATGAACAAGGACTTCGCTTCTTGTCGAAAATGGACTACAAACAACCTCGACAACGATATCACCAGAATCTTTAGAAACATCTATGATTCATTGTATGAGAAGTTGAAACCCAACTCTGTACCACAAATGGTACTAATTTTGGCTAAGTATCAATATCAGTCAGCCTTTGTTGCAGACCACGAAATCAATTTGATTGCTTGCCTTACAGAACTGATGGTTGAATGTGAATTCAAATGAGTCCGTTCGACTATGCCGATTACATCCTGAGAAAGAAGGTGCCGGATGGTGAATTGGACTACAAAGATTATGCACCTTTCCTAATCAATAGGTCTCTCTCCAACCACTTAGATTGTGTCTTGTATGTCAATGACATGAACTTGTGGCCAGGTATTGATAAAGACATGCAATACCAGTATCTTCTAAATAGTATCAGGCCTATGAAACGTAAATTCGTTCCGTGGCAGAAGGCCGATTCTGATAAGGATATTGAGTGTGTGAAGACCTATTTTGGTTACTCTAATGCCAAGGCCAAAGAGGCCCTACGTATTCTTACTGATGAACAAATCGCTGATATAAAAACAAAAATAGATACAGGCGGAGTGAAGAATAATGATAGACATTAAAGACCTAGTTGAAGTGACATTGGATGACAAAGATGATTTTTTAAAGGTACGTGAGACACTGACCCGTATTGGTGTCGCCTCCAAGAAAGACCAAACATTATACCAATCTTGCCACATACTCCACAAACGTGGTCAATACTACGTGGTACATTTCAAAGAACTATTTGCCTTAGATGGCAAAACAACAGACATTACCGAAAACGACCTATCTCGTAGGAATGCCATTGCAAACCTATTGGAAGATTGGGGCTTGGTAAAGTTAGTCAATAAAAAACAAACCGAGGTGCCACCACCTATTTTCTTGTCACAGATTAAAATATTGTCACACAAGGAAAAGAGCGACTGGCAACTTACACCAAAATATAATATTGGTAAGAAACCAAATAGTGGTTGACAACTGATATAAATATTGTTATAATAGTCCCATCGGGATGGGAAAAGTCAAAGGTGGAACCTGGTCCTACCGAGACTTAATACTCCAGGAAAAAGGTGCTCCACCTACCTTAGGAGCGTTAGTAAAACGGGCAGACGTAATTGCCGCTGGATAACGTAACCAGTACCTTAAGCGATACGCCTTCGGGGTATCAATTTTTAATCTCGCTTTCAGGAGAAACTTATGACTAATCTTAAAGATTATTTCGGTGTCGATTTCGGCAAAATTCAACCATTCACCGTGGGATTTGATGACACAATGTCAATCATGCGTGAAGCTGCAGCGGCTGCATCTAAAGCCGTATCTTATCCTCCATACAACATCAAACAGGTAACTGCAAACAAGTACGTCATTGAAATGGCTGTTGCTGGTTTCGCAAAGTCTGATATTGAGATGACTTTGGAAGGAAACAAACTTGTAATTAAAGCTGCATCTAAAGACGCAGAGGAAGAAGAATATTTGTACAAAGGCATTGCCAACCGTGCATTTGAACGTACCTTCACTCTCGCAGACAAAGTTGAAATCAAAGATGCAGAGTTGATGAATGGTATGTTGAAGATTTGGCTAGAAAACATGGTCAAAGCACAAGATGCTATTAAGAAAATTTCAATCAAGGCCAAAGAATGAAAAAATTTCTACAAAGTATACTTGAAGCCATACAGGCCATCAAAGAACACAGGTCAGACCATACCTTAAAAGGTAGATAATCATAAAGGGTCTTGACAGACCCTTTTTTTTGTGTTATAATATAGACATTATGAAAACTGAAAAACAATACATCAAAAAAGTTCGTGTTAAAACCACGTTGGAGAATTACTACGTTTGTTCACCAGAGACTAAAGAGATTGATGGTGTTCAATTTGTTTATGTAATTAAGAACATTGGTATTAGGGAAACACCTAAATTAATGCGAAAAGAATCATTAGAATATATCAGATAAGGGCTGATAGCTTAATGGTAAAGCAGTGAACTCATAATTCATTGAGTCTAGGTTCAATTCCTAGTCAGCCCACCAATTTTAAAAAAATATGAAAACAAAATTTCGTAATGCATATATGAAAGTGGCCGAGACATTTGCACAATTGTCCTCGGCTCGCAGACTTCATGTTGGTGCTATTGTAGTCAAAGATGATAGAATCATTTCAATTGGTTACAATGGTATGCCTTCAGGTTGGGATAATGATTGTGAAGATAAAGAATACATGAGTGTTGATGCTGGCGGTTGGTTGGATTTGAATGAGATTGAAGAACGCTGGCCAAACAAAGAACAGATGCTTCCAAAGGAAGACAATCGTTGGAGAAGATATGCACTCAAAACTAAACCAGAGGTTTTACATGCTGAAACTAATGCGATTGCAAAACTTGCTAAGTCTACCGAATCTGGTATGGGTGCTACTATGTTTGTTACCCACGCTCCATGTTTGGACTGTGCCAAACTTATCTACCAAAGTGGTATTAGCAGTGTTCTATATCGGAACTCTTATCGGAGTGATGATGGTATCGAATTCCTACAAAAAGCATCAGTCTGGGTAGAAAAAATCTAATTCTCCTAAATAACTTGGGGTAATTGTGCCCTTAGGAGACCAGGATGATTATTCGTGTGGTTAACTGTCCAGACAAAGATTTTAAGCCCTTTGTTGAAAGAGCTGCCCAATTCTTCGCTAAAGAATTAATACCTAATACACGAATAAGAAATAATTGTATAACAGAAATTAAATTTTGTACCAAAATAACTGAATATGGTTTTGCTAGTATTGAAGATTATAATACAAGAAAACTACCTAGAGAATTCCTAATAGAAATAAATCCAAATATCGGATCCAGAAGAATACTGGAAACCTTGGCGCATGAAATGGTTCATGTGAAACAATATATTGATGGTGAAACGAATGATGAGTTGACCAGATGGCGAGGTAAGAAGGTTGATCCAGATAAGATTGATTATTGGATTCAGCCATGGGAGATAGATGCTTACGGCCGTGAACCTGGACTTATTACAAAGTTTGCTGTATCAGAAAATCTATGGGAAATACTTGATGATTTTGTTGATCCATCTGGTCCAATAAATTATAACCCGATTGCCTGGAAAAAATAAAATATGTCACATCCAACTCAACAAGAGTTTGTAAAAAAGTTATCATCGGATTTTCCACAAAACTTCAATAACATAAAGATGTTGGAAGTTGGTAGTTTAAATATCAACGGTACCATGAAGATACATTTTAATGAATGTGAGTATGTTGGTGTTGACGTTGATGCAGGAAAAGATGTTGACTTGGTTTGTGAAGGCCAGCTTGTCGACCATGCAGATGGCACATACGACACCACAGGTTCTTGTAATTGTTTCGAACACAATCCACATTGGATAGAAACATTTCAAAACATGTATCGTATGACCAAAAAAGATGGATTAGTTTTTATCGTAGTACCAACAACAGGTTATCCTGAACATGGTACATCTAATAAAGCACCAAATGATAGTCCTTTAACCATTGCAAAAGGTTGGGAATATTACAGTAATCTTACAGAAGAAGATTTTTGTAAAAACTTTGATATGGATAGTATGTTTCATACTTACAAGTTTGAAACAAATAATACTCCCGAATTATTTTTTTACGGATTTAAAAAATAATTTTAAAAACCGCTTGCCAAGACATAAAAGTTCCTATATAATAACACTATGAAAAATTTTAAACATAAACCCTTTACGTTACAGTCCGAGTATCGCACAATTAATTGTGGTGATAGCTCATGGGCGCCGACTGGGTTTTGTGTAAAGAGAGAGAACTAATACATAAGTTCTAAAAAAGACTTCAAACACAAGACCCTAGACCTAAAAAATCTAGGGTTTTTTGTTTGTTGTTTCAATACAACACAGTGGTTGCCAGGTCATCGAATCTGGTATACAATACACACTGTTCTTTAAAAATTTGTCGTAGTTTATTGGGGTATAGCATAGTGGTAGTGCTGCGGACTTTGAATCCGTAGGTCCTTGTTCGATTCAAGGTACCCCAGCCATATAAAAACACATTAGAGATAAGCAGGAACTGGTTCGAAACGGGTCGCCTCGTTTAGTGTGTTTCTATATGGAAGATGATGCAGCGGGGTTGGTCCTGCGACTGGCCTTGAAAACCAGGTTCTCAGAAATGGGATGGGGTTCGACTCCTCCGTCTTCCGCCAAACATAGAAGGTTGCCCGAGCGGTTAAGGGAGCAGTTTGCTAAACTGTCGTTGCGAAAGCGGCGCATCGGTTCGAATCCGATACCTTCTGCCAAAACATGTAGGTGTGACCCGAAAGGCTAGGGAGCAGATTGCAAATCTGTTACATGCAGGTTCGATTCCTGTCACCTACTCCAAACATGTTGTAGGAATACAACAGTCTGGTTGACAATGATTCATGGTTGTGTTATACTTCATCTATGAATTGAGAAATCAATCAAACGTTCTTTAAAAATTTGTTGTAGTTAATGCTCCGTTCGTCTATCGGTTAGGACGCTGCCCTTTCAAGGCGGAAAGACCAGTTCGATTCTGGTACGGAGTACCATTTGTTTTGCTGACGTAAGCGCTTGAGTAAACGTCAACTCTAACTAACTATGTGTATAAACGGTAATGCTGCAGCTAAATCCGTTGAGCATAGCAAATAGTGCGTCAGCAAAACAAATGGTAGTTATGGGGGTATAACTTAACGGCTAAAGTAGTAGGCTTTTAACCTATTAATCAGAGTTCGATTCTCTGTACCCCTACCATATAAAAACACACTTCCGACAGCAGGCGGAACTCAGGATAAGTCCATTCGGGTGAGTGTGTTTCTATATGGAGGCATTGTAGATATGGCGTGTTCTGCAGCGGACTGTAAATCCGTTCCCCCGTGGTAAACAATGTTGGTTCGACTCCAACTGCCTCCACCAAATCCCGTTACTACTTCCGTTAAAGTAGCGTTTGATTAGCGATAGAGATCCGGTGGCAGAAAACCGTTAGCGAGAGAAATCTCAGGCTCTGATAGGCAGTTCCCTCTGCACACAGACATTAGAATAAAAGGGATGGACAGAGTAACTTCTCAATTAAGGGCTTGTGTGGAAACAAGTAGCTTATCCTAATTTGGTCTTAAAGTGTTCATGGACGCACATCAGCCTGTCACGCTGAAAGAAGGGGATCGTTACCCCTTAAGACCGCCAAATAATTGTTGTGAAGGAAAAGAAAATGAATATAAACGATATGGTTGGAAAAGTATTCACATCGGTAACACAAGATGGTTATGAGATGGTATTTGCGAATGAAACTGAAAAATTCAGATTCTTCCATTATCAAGATTGTTGCGAAACAGTTTACATTGAAAGCATTGTAGGTGAGTTATCGGATTTAGAAGGCGAAACACTTTTGATTGCTGAAGAAGTATCAGGTGAAATACCAGAACCTAAAGAAGATGAATACATTGAATCTCGCTCATGGACATTTTACAAATTTGCTACACGCAAAGGTTATGTTGATGTTCGTTGGTTGGGAGAATCAAACGGTTACTATTCCGAATCAGTAGATTTAGAATACGAGTTAGTATAAAGAATATTCCAGAGTAGCACAGCGGTAGTGCAGTTGACTGTTAATCAATTGGTCGTAGGTTCGATCCCTGCCTCTGGAGCCAGTTATCTCGGTGTAGTG